TTTCTTTTTTATGTATTGCATTATATGCTATTTTATAAATATTTGAAGCACCATTAACATCTCTATTCCACATAGTATTACAAGATTGACACTTTAATAACCCACGCACTAATACAAGATTGTCTTTATATGGTTTTGGATTTTTCATTTTCATAAATTTTTTACAGTCTCCTCCATTACAACCTGAACATTTACAACTTGTTCTAAATTCATTTACTAATAAGCTGTTTCATAATTGAGTATCAATAAATTATCAATAAAAAAATAATATTATTTTTATAATATACATATAAAAATATAGTTTTATTTTTTTGTTTTTTATAATTTTATATATTATATGATAAATAGAAGTATTCAAACTAAAAATGAGAAAATGGTTTTAATGAAAAAATATGTTACTATTTTTAATAAAAATAAAAATAATAATATTTTTAAAGATATATTTATAATGTATGTTAATGATATTGATGAAAAATTACAAAAAATAAAAGATAACAAAACTAAAAAAGGATCAAAAAAATATATAATAACAATGATTTTTTTTATTATTCATTTATAAATTTCATGGAATCCGGACAATCTTGGAGAAGTATGAATAATATATGCAGTTATTCTACATATTATAGAAAATTTAAATTATGGACGGTTAATAATGTATTTATCAATATATATAAAATATTTATTTTTTATTTAAAAAATAATAAAATTTTAAAATATGCAGATTTAAAAAATACTTATATAGATTCTTCAAATATAAGAAATAAACAGGGTATAGATTGTATTGAAAGAAATTATTCAGATAAAGGTAAAAATGCAACTAAAATATCTATTATAACTTCAAACTCTGGAATTCCATTAGCATCATTATTATTTCCATGTAATATACATGATGTTAAAACTGTTATTAAAACAATTAATAATAGTTATATATCTTTAAATAAATCTAAATTAGGCGGAGATAAAGGATACATATCTAAAGCATTAACAGATGAATTAAATAAAAATTATGGTATAAAATTAATAACATGTCAAAGAAATAAAAGAAGAACTAAAAAAGAAATTATTAATGACAAAAAAAATAAATCAAAAGAATATGAAAATCTCAAAAAAATATAACAAAAATAAAGTAAAACATAATAAAAAAAAGAATACAAAATTTTTGAAAAAAAGAATTATTATAGAAAATATGTTTACATGGATTAAAAATAATAAAAGACTTCAATTGAGATATGATAAATATTATAAAATTATGAATCATTTGTAAATTTAGCATTCATCAAACTTATTATAAATAGATTTTCTAATCAATATTTTATAAAAAATAATATTAAATGTTCAATTATGAATCAACGCTTATTTCGTGTTTATAGAAATAAAATCTTAAAATAGATGCGTTTAAATTTTTTGTTAAAAAATTTAAAAGCACTTTGTTTATTTTTTACTGCGTTTAAATCTTTTAAAAAATATATTTGTTATATGGTACTTTTTTAAAATATTATTTTCATTTAATAAAAATATAAAAACAAAAAAATAAAAGTAATTTTTTAATTGTATTTTATATTGAATTATGAAACAGCTTAACTATTTATTCTTTAAGTCAAAATATTAAATTTATTACTTTTCTTTAAATTGATTTATTATTAAATTATAAAATATTTTATAATTTATAATTTAATAAAAAGGTGTCCAAAAATCCTAAATTCGGGTGTATCTTATAACAATAATTTATTATAAATAATATTTTTATTATTAATAAAATATTAATAAGTTTCTAGCATTGTATTTTAAATAGATATTTTAAATACTTATAAAATAGGAAGGTACTCGTTGGAAACATAGGTTTCTTCACTTAAAAACAATTTTCAAGAATATAATCAAGATCTTTATCTTTTAAATCAGGATGATTTAAATATTTTGCAATGACAGATGGATGTAATGCATTTTTCATTAATTCTTCTTTATATATATTACATCTTTTTTCTAATGCTTCATAATCCAATTCAAAAATAGATAGATTATATGAAATATTATTCCAATCAATATTATGATAATTTTTTTCTAAAATATGTATTGCATTTGGATTTTTTGATAAAGCACTCCAATCTTCAAAATCTAATTTATTTAAATTTCTTTCTAAAATATATATTGCTTTTGGATTGGTTGATAAAATCTCCCAATTTGCTTCATTTAAATTTTTTTCTAAAATATGAATAGCATTTTCATTTTCGCATAAAAATGCCCAATCAATTTTATCAACATTTTCTTCTAAAAGATGTATAGCATTTGGATTACTTGATAAACAATCCCAATTAATTTTATCAAAATTTTCTTCTAAAAGAAGTATTGCATTTGGATTTACAGATAATTGATTCCAATTTATTTTATCTGTATTCTTAGATAAAAGATCTATAGCATTTGGATTTTCTGATAACCAAAACCAATTTATTTTATCGATATTCTCTTCTAAAAGAGGTATCGCATTTGGATTTCTTGATAATGCATGCCAATCTATTTTATTATTATTCTTAGACAAAATATGTATCGCATTTGGATTTAATGATAATAGTCCCCAATCTATTTTATCCATATTATTTTCTAAAAGAGGTATCGCATTTGGATTTAATGATAATAGTCCCCAATCTATTTTATCCATATTATTTTCTAAAAGTTCTATTGCATTTTCATTTGCAGATAAAAATTCCCAATTTAAATTATTTATATTAATCCATTTTTTTAACTTATACATTATTGATTTATTTTTTATAAAAATAATATTAAATATTTTCCATGATTTTTATATTTCATTTTTTTTTATAAAAAGGTATTTGCAGAAAACCTAAATTTCCTCACTATATCTTATGAATTTAGATATTTTTAACAACATATAAAGACCATTCCATTGCAGATCCGCGTTTTCCATTACCATCCCCACTATAACAATAATTATGAATTAAACTTAAAGTTAAAGATTTTTTTTCAAAAAAAGTAATTAAATTTTGAATAAAAATATTCATATTCTCTTCATGTTTTTCTTGTAAAATACGTGCTTTACAGAATGTAAAACTTAATACACATCCAGATTGAATAGATGTTTTATTTAATACCAATAGAATCTGAGATCCTTGTTTTGATACATGTCCCGATGTGTCAAAATACCAACCAATACAATTGTAGTTACGCCAATTACTATCAGCCTGTACGTAAATATCATCATATTTATCATCAGCAAAAGATTCTAAGGTTCCGTAATGACATGGAATACCTCTCCTTAAATGTTTTCTTACAATATCTTTTTTACATTCTATAATCAATATATTATCTTTTTTTAAACCATTTGATAATAACATTTTTGTCGTATTTCCTTCAATAGAATCTAATATTCCAATAAAAGAATTATTATCTAATAGATCAAAGTTCTTCATTTTACACATTTTTTTAATTTGTTGAATAAATAATTCATTTTGTAATTTTTTATTTTTATTGTTATGATAGCTTTTTGATATTTTTATCATTCTTAGAAACATACTCATATTTATAAAAATAAATATTCTTAACAAAAATATTTCATTTTTTTTTATTACAGTTATCACATAAAATATACTTAGAAAACCTATGATCATTTATTCATCCACCTTTTTTAATGAAGTTATATATATATATAATATACGTGAACTGTATTTATAAACTAAAATTAAAGATTCATTATTTTATCATCAATGGATTTATGATATATATCATAATAATTTTTTTTAAAAAATAATACAATTTCTTTTCTATATTTTCTTTTATTTTTATGTACATAATTATCTTTTATAATATCTAATGGTTTATAGGTTGTACTATTAAAATGATAAATAATAATATCTTTTTTTATATTTGTAAAATTTTCAATATAATAATGTGATAAATTATATTTTATTGGTAAATTATATATATTTTTCATAGTATACAAGAATAAACTTTCATTTGGAAACATACAATTATTCTGAATAATAAATGGTAAATTAGAAATACTTTTTTTAAAATAATGTAATGATGGTTTAAATAAAAGAATACCTCCATTTACAACTCCTTTATCTTTTCCAACCGATGAATCAAAAAGTTCTTTATTTGTTTTATTAATTTTATGATTTTCTTTTATATTTTCTTTGTCTAAATAATATAATATTGCTGGAGATTCTAATTCAAAAATATGATCCATATTATTCATTATTATCATATCACTCTCAATAATACAAATTTTTTTATAATTTATTAATTTTAATGCAAATATATAATTACATGTACGAAGTGTATTAAATTGAGTGTATCCAGAATGGAAATTTTTAATATTATATGTAATATTTGTATCATCAAATTCTTTTACATAAACTCCATATGATTTAATAATGTTCACAAATTCGATGGGTGTGTCATTCACTGAATATAAATATACAATATCATATTTTGTATTATTTTTTAACATATGAATAGTATAAATCTCATATTCTAAATATTTTTTAATATTTCCAAAATGAATAATACAAAATGCAAAATCTGTTGTTTTAGTCATTATATCATATAAAAATATATTAAATTATAAAAATTATTTTTGATATATTTATTAAATACCTTGTGATAAATATAACAAATAAATCTTAAAAGTTTATTAAAAAGTAAAAATTTTAAAAAAATTTCAGTATACTTATAGTCATTTCATTTTATAATTCTAAATCGCGATAACTATATTTTTAATAAAAGTATTGAAAAGAAAAAAACCAAATAAACCACCTAATATTTCTGCAATAAGATATAAAATAATTGTGATTTTATCTAATTCTCCAGATAAATAAAAAGCAATTGCAACTGTTGGATTAATTGCTGTAACTTTGGATATCATTTTTCCTAAAAATATTATAAGAGATAATGTTAATCCAATTGCTAAAAAATTTCTAGTTGTAAAAACAACTATTATTAAACACATTGTACCAATAAATTCAACTAATAATGAATAAATTTTCATATATAATTCACTTTAGATAAAAATTATAAAAAATATACATCTAATGCTATAAACGTAATAATATTTTATTATTAATAAAATATTATTTGTTTATAAATTATATTGTTATATGTTTAATAAATATAAAAATATTTATTTAAAATATTATTGTCATCGCAAAATTAAATTACAATGACTATATATGACATCTAAAATTATTTGTTATAAAATTTATTCTTTATTATCCAATAATACTAATTGTTTTTAAATAATTCTTTTATTTTATTATCAAAAATCTAATATTTAGAAATAAATTTAAAACATTTTTTAATATAATTTTATAAAATTAATTTTATAAAATTAATTTTTAGTAGAATTCTAAATTGTGATGACTATAATATTTGTTATTTTTATTGTAAAATTGTGATTAAAAATTTTATTTTAAAAAAATCTTGTTAATTTATTATATTAAAGTTTCTAGCATTGGATCCAAAGGTGTAAAAAAATAACATATTATATTTTTTTTGCACTTTTGCAGATCCGTTGTGGATTATTCAGAATATGTACACG